TAATTCATTATTGTGAACTACTATGACTTCTGTAACGACATTATTTTCATCTAATTTTGCGAAATGTGCCATGATAAAACCTAAACTAATTGTAAAGTACCGCTACCGGTAAATGTATATATTCTATATCCACCTGTGACATTGACTGTTGGGCTACCTGTAGTAATTGCTGCTGGGTTAGTATCAGGATATTTTATAATAACTATTCCGCTTCCGCCAGTGCCGCCGTTAGCACCATAACTAGGACAATAATAAGATCCGCCTGCGCCTCCTCCTCCGCCTCCGGTGTTGATACCCCCATTTGCGCCGGCGCTACAATTCTGACCACCATTTGCTCCACCGCCATTGCCGCCTGTGCCGGCAGTACCGCTTGTGTCATAACCTTTGCCGCCGCCGCCTCCACCTGCGTAGTAAGTAGATACACCAGATATATTTGATACTATACCATTTCCACCATTTCCGCCACTACTGTTGTGACCCGACTGTCCTGCAGTATAACCTGGTTCCCCTGCCCCGCCTCCACCGCCACCTGCATAAAGGCCTGTAACACCGGCTCCGCCCCTATATCCTTGTCCAGCAATAGCATTACCATATGCTTGACATCCGGCTGTTATGTTATAGGCACCCCCACCACCAGATCCACCTTCACCATAATCACTACCATAATCATTAGAACAGTATCCTGAAGTGCTACTAAAAAAGCCTTGACCGCCACGGACAGCAGTATAATTGCCAAAAGCACTATTACTCCATGCTCCCCCAACAGTTACAGTATAATTACCTGTAGCATATCCTATATTACCGGTAACAACTCCGCCGCCACCAGCGCCACCTCCAGCAGTATATCTAGAGTAAGTACCACTACCATCAATACCGCCACCATACCCGCCACCTGCTACAACTAACATTTGTAGATTTCCAGATGGGAAATAATTGTTTACAGTATCTAGGTAGTTCTGTTGTATTTCAACCTGTGACAATACACGATTATAGATCCAAACATGTCCTATGTCTCCTACAACCTGATACCCTTGATCAACTTGATATGTGGCGCGTCCAATCCAAACTTCTTGATTGGTCGTAATATTACCCGTTGTAAACTCTGCTGAACTTACAACTTCTGTAGTATTGACATATAATTTCATGGTACCAGCTTGTCGTGTAAACGTTACCAAATACCAAGTATTGTTATTGTACATAGTTGGTAAAGCGTTGGTAGTGACATTTGCTTGACCTGAAGCATTATATATACTGCCCCACAGTTTTCCATTGGAATAATACAAAGAATAGTTATACTGGTTATTAGGCAATACATTGCTAACTAACATACCTGTACCGGTTGATGAGGTGCGAAACCAAATACTAATTGTAAACTCATTCGCAGCTAAATTTCGATTGGTATCTACATATTGCGCAGTAGCGCCGTTAAGTGTCCAATACCTACCATACTCATATGCCCATTGTGAACTACCTAACCCAACTAATGTAGTATTATAACCATTGATACTGCTGTCAGTCCAAGTGCTACCTGATCCCGAATATGTGTTAGGATCCAAATATAAAGGGGGCGGACCATAAGTATTATTAACAGTAGTAGAAAGTAAAAGTGTTTGAGCAGAACCTGCCATGATGATTAACTTACATTACCGTTTACAACGCAAACTGTACCACTGATAAACAATATAGTTGCCACACCACGTGTTGATAATGTAAGTGTTGCCTGATCAGTATCAGTACCACCAATATAAGCAGTAGTAATACTCATTGTCAATGTAATACTACCTGAAGTATTATTGAATATTGTTATAATATCTCCCGCACTAAATGTAGAGTTAGGTACTGTTATACTACCGCCACTACCTATTTCAATAAATGTACCAACATCAGTTGTTGCTAATGTATAGTTTGTAGTTTTTGCTGAACCTGATTGTGGAACTTTTCTGATATCACCTAGACTATCAAATACTTTAGCAGAGGCATTTAAGTTAGCAACATTAGCGTTGCCTGTAGAATTAAATGTACCAGTAACATTAGCGCCTGTACCTGTAATTACAACAACATTTGCTACACCGCCGCGACTAAAAGTAATATCACCACCACTAGTAGCAATGTTAATATTGCTAGTACCATTTGCTAGTGGTAATGAAGCACTACCCGCCGGACCAGTAGCACCAGTCAATCCTGTAGCGCCAGTTGGGCCGCCAGTACCTGTAGCCCCGGTCGGACCTGCAATGCCAGTAGAACCAGTTGGACCTGCTGGCCCAGTAGCGCCGGTTGGTCCACCTGAAGGACCGGTCGCGCCAGTAAGACCAGTAGCACCTGTAGGTCCAGCAACACCGACTCCAGTAGCGCCTGTCGCTCCTATTACATCATAGCCTGAACCCAGTGTATCTAACCATAACACATCCGTGTTGCTGGGCGGGGTGGGACCTTCTTCTACACCAGGTAAGCCAGTAGCCCCAACTGCGCCGCCGGCTGATATTGCAGCAAAACCTGTTACTGCTGAACTAAATGTCAAAGTGACAGCATTGGCATTATTAAAAAATACCGATGGATAATCATAACGGCCAACATAACTATAACCGTTGGCTGCAATTGGTTCAATATTAACATAAAGACTATCTAAATTATGATTGATTGTCCAAGTTGTGCTAGCACTGCTTTGAGTGTATATGTACGAACCACCCGGAGGACCTGCTGCACCCGTAGCACCTGTCGAACCAGCCGGTCCACCTGCTGATATAGCCGCATAGCCAGTAACTGCACTGCTAAATGTCATCGTTAATGCATTGGCATTATTAAATGTTATTGTTGGATAATCATAGCGACCTACATAACTATTCCCTGTACTATCAATTGGCTCAACGTTAACATATTGGTTGTTTAAGTTGTGTGTGACTGTCCAAGTAGTGCTTGGGCTTGATTGAGTATGAACATAGATCGATCCAAGACCCGCAGGGCCTTGCGCACCAGTCGCACCAGTCGCACCTACGCCGCTGATGCCTGATGAACCAGTATCATACCACAACACATCAGTGATAGGGGGAGCAGTGGGCCCTTCAACGATACCTGATAATCCAGTAGCACCAGTTGCGCCCATGACATTCTGTAATTCAACGATTGATATAATAGGGCCTGCGCTCTCGCCGAATACCCATCCTGAACCATTGTTATCAACTAACTTGACTGAATAAGTGTAAGTACCGGCTGCTGGCTCATCAATGACTTCAAGTGCATAAGGAATATTTTCTTGTGTATTACTTGATTCACATTGAACATTTGCACCTACTGCTGTAGTGCCTCTAAAAATATTGAGTATAGCATAAGCGCCTGTTGATAATGGATTTGCATCGCCGGTAGCGATGATTTGTACAGGACCACCTGAGGTACTGATTGTTGCGCTAACTATAGTAAATGGCTTAGGCTCACCACTATAAACTACAATACTTCCTTTTGTCTGTGCGTAATTTACTGCTGCTAGAGTTGGGGCTACACCAGTAGCACCTTGCGGTCCAGTAGCACCCTGTATACCAGTGGCACCTGTCGCCCCTGCTCCTGTCGCCCCTTGAGGACCTGTAGCACCCTGTATACCAGTGGCGCCAGTTGGACCTGCTATACCGGTTGCACCAGTTGCTCCAAATCCACCTTGACCCCAGTATACAACACCGTTGCCGTATGTGCTTAATACATTACCATTCGCACCACCTAAGATTCTTAAATTTGCAATAGAACCTAAGTTAGCACTTTGATTTACTAATAATGTGTTTGCTGTTAATAGGTTACTTTCTACTTCACCTGTAGGTAAAAATATATCATCTGCGGTAAAACTTCCATCAACGATAAGCGATGTCTCTGTGACAGTCACAACATTTGGATTACTGTTAACTGATATCGTCACATTGCCTGCAGGTTGAATTACAACATTTGAATCGCCGTTGTTAATAGAACTTACATTCGCACTAACATTAGTGAGTCCACCTGCATCACCTTCGAAATATACACCCTTGATCGTGCCTGTTACATCTAATATATTGTTGCCGGCGTCAAACTTAAAGTTAGGACTTGCTGCGAAATTATCATTTAAATTATATTGTACTTCGTAATTGCTACCGGCTGCTTCTTGTAGATCCCAAGGTTGACCGTTAGCATAATATAAATTATCAGTAAATATCCCAGCACTTGGAATAGTGTTGGCGATACGCACATTACCTGCAAAGTTTGCGGTGTTTGCTGAGGTATGACTATTTACTGTGAGATTACCTGCTACGCTCACAGTTGTTAGTGATGCAAAGCCTGTTGCACTTAGGTCATAAGTGTATACTGCACCTGTTACATTTACATTATTTGCGCTAACATTACTAGTCAGTGTGATATTATTAGCCTGAACATTATTTGTTACCGTTGCATTATTTGCTGAAAGATTCGCGCCGACGCTTACATTAGTAGTGAAGTTGCCGTTGTTAGCAAATAGATTTCTTGTTATGTTTACATTACCAGTAACATTGACATTGCCTGCTATGTTAGCAAGATTGCCTACTATGATGTTACCTGTTATAGTTCCATTGGCTGTGATGTCACCTAGTCCCATGCTTGTGTTTGGGACAGCACCGATCATCACATTTGGTGCAGTGTTAGGATTACCTACAACTAAACTGTTAGAGATATATGAGTTATCTCTTAAATCAATATACAATGTCTGTATAGCATTGTTTACAGTAGTGGCATAGCCAAGACTGTTTGGTGTCAAGCCTACTTCTAAACTAGTAGTTTGTACATTTAATCTGGAAAAATCTGCCGAGATTAATACATTGCCAGTGCTGCTATTAACGCTTATACCGGGCTGCTTGGTTCTGTTGATAGATAATACGCCGGTACTAGTCGTTAATCTATAAAGATCAGTAAAATTTTCTTGGGTTTTCTGAAACGCCGATCTGATCGGATCTGCATCTGGATCATCAGGAAAGCTACCAAAATCTATAATTTGTTGTGCCATGAACTAACTCGCCTTTATAATGTATTTATCGTTTTGGGGAAAAGGCTATAACCAAAAAAATACCCGGCGTGTGACCGGGTATTTTCTCAAGCATTTGATTGCTTTATTACTGACCTAGACCTGCTAATCTCTTGTACTCTGCCATGTCTTCATCACCAGTACGCTCTTTATCGCCTGCAAGTACAGGGATAGTCTGCTGACCAGTTGACTTAGGCTTGTTTAATCCGCCTGCTATGACCTTAGTCATAAACTCAATGTCACGCTCAAATGACTGCTGTGTGCCATCTTTGCCTGCGTCATTAGCCCATTCGTCAAGTTTCTTTTCTTTCTTTTCTTCTTTGTCTTTCTTTTCTTCTTTGTCTTTCTTATCGTCTGCTTCGATGTCCTTAGTGACTTCTTCGCCTGCATTCTCTGCCTTTTCATCTTCTTTCTTAGTTGACTCTTCAGCGATCATAGCGATCTTCTTATAAAGGCTTAAAAAACTTGATTCAGCCATTGCCTTCTCTTGCTCCTCGTCTGCATCTGCTGCTACTACAGCACCTGCTGCTAGTGGGCTGCTTTCCATACCGTCTTCATTAGTGGCTCCACCTTTAGATGCACCGCTTGCTGCCAATGATGCATCGATCTGTGCTGCTGCTTCCTGACCCTGCTCATAGCCTTCGCCGTCATCTTCACTTACTGAATCTGCTTCAAGTTGATCTGGAGTTTGAACTTCATCTACCATTTCTTTTTTTTCATCACAGCCGCATTTTGCTTCTACCATGCCGCATTCATTACATGTTTGCTCTTCTGCATGGTCATGACCGTGTTCTTCGTCCTTGTAATCATCTCCGCCTGACATTACTTTCATTAGATCCATCATGCTCTTTGGTTCGCTATCATAGCCACCAAACTTAGGAGCGCCGTAATCACTTGCTACTGCTACTACTGGCTCGCCAGGAATCATTTCAGGCTTATCTGCCCCTAATCCACCTAAGCCAACTTGTTTGATGAATGCTAATAATTTACCAGCATCATCACCCTGTGCTGTTACGCTTACAGTGTCTTCCATCTGTCCACCTGGACCACCTAGACCCTGTGACATGTTGACGCTTAGACCTTCATTCAACAAGTCATTCAATTGCTTGTCTAATGATTCAAATGCAAATGCATCTGTCTCTAGTACATCTTTATCTTTGAAAGTCTGACCGAATGCATTGAATGTATCACCTGCTGTAGTCTTTGCTTTATGCTGCATATAGGCTGTCTTATCCATCTCACCTAATGCTCCTTCATCAGCACCATAACTTGCCATATCGTCAACGATATCGCTTTGTGATTCTACTTCGCTGACTACTAATCCGCGATTTGGTTGTAGACCATAGCACTCATCAAGACCTTCTTTAAAGCCGTCATGATAACGCTTGTGTTCTTCAGTACCTTCATTGTAGCGGCATGAATAACCATGCTTGCTTAATCCGTGTGCTTTGCCTTCGTGATAGGCTGCTTCTAATGTATTCATAGATTCATTCACCTGTTTAGTTTCTAGTACATCTGGATTACGACCTCTGCCTAATCCAGCGCCTTTTGCTGACATATTATCGATTGTCGGCTGATCAACTTCTTTCAATGCTGCGCCTTCGCCCTTTTTCCAGCCGCCTTTGGCACGCAATGCAAAATTGATTTGATGTTGTTTCTTTGCTTCTGGACTATCTGCTTTATGCGGTCCAGACTTCTTTAATTTAGCAAGCATAGATTTCAATTCTTCAACAGTCTTATCTTTATATTGACCAGTTGGTTTTACTTTAGCATCACCTGCCCACTTTTCATCAAGCATCGCTGAGTCAGGATTATCTTCTGCTGCTTCGTTCTTGCCGTGTTTCTTGTTATACATGCTCCAAGCGATTTCATATGCACGGCTTTCTTCACCTGGGAATTTTTTCTTCAATGACAATACGACATCTTCCATACCAGGAGGTGCCTTCTCCATCATTGGTTGTTCTTCTTTTAGATCATCGCCTGCTAGACTCATCTCACCCTTGCCTATAGCACTCTTTATAGTTGCTGCTAATGCAGGATTGCTTACTGAGCCAATAACTTCATTACCCTTCTTGATAACTTGTGTTGACTGCTTGGCAGGTTCGATTGTTAATTGCTCTGCTTCGTTTACAATATTCTTGTCGATAGCTTCGAACCAATCTTTTAAAGACTTCTTCTTTTCTTTTCTGTCTTTCTTATCGTCGGCTTCGATCTCTTTGGTAACCTTCTTGCCGGCTTTCTCTGCCTTCTCGTCTTCTTTCTTAGTTGACTCTTCAGCCACCATTTCTAAAAATTTTCTAAAGTCCATGTTCGTCTCCTTAAGCCATTGCGCCTGTCTTAGGCTTTTCTGGACGCTTGATATTTGTCATAGGACTCTTGTCGCCCATTGATTTGTCGTCCAAGTATGGCTTGAACGGATCGAACGCATCAGGTGTTTCTTTAGCAGCATATGGAATCATGATCTTGCTTTCTTTGCTTTGCTCTTTGATGCTGCTTAGATATGAATCGCTGTAATCTTTATTTGCTTGCTCTGCACCGCTGATCTTATCGAAATCTTTATTATTAGGTTCCATCTGATTAGCATATTCAGCCTGTTCACGGTTGATGCTATCATCATACTTGCTGTCAACTAAACGAACATAATTTAGATTGTAACCTAATAATTGTGCTAACTGCTGAACCATTGGCTCAGTGCATGGATAGCGGAACTTGCACTTCAATACAGTGACAGGTTCGTTTTTAATGCCGGGGAAACCATATACATCTTTTTGTATTGGAAGTGTCTTAGGTGTGATAGGACCAGCAGGATCAAATTTCTTTAGATTGAAAATGAACATATCTAGGAAGTTTTTATCAACTTCACCAGCTATTTTAATTGTGACATCATATAGATGTACGCTTTCTGCTATATATTGTTTTAGGCTCTTCATATCTATTTTTCCCGTATCTAATATTTATCATTTATCACTGTTTTTGTCTAGGAGTGCCTTAAGTATCTCATTGCGATCCAATGCTTTACCTTGTCCTATAGGAGTGGCTTCGATCTCCTTGTCTTTGCTACTTTGCTTCTGATCTAACGCAGCCTTCTTTAACTGCAACTCAATCATCTTGAGTTTCTTGCTAACTTTGGCTGTTTTAGCAGTTATAGCATGTCCTAGCATAGTACCTGCTACATTGAAAATCTCGCTGCTAAAGCGGCTGTCGACCTGCATACCTAGATCCATCAAGTCTTTATAACTATTCTGTGCTAGATCAGCCAATTGATCTATCTCTATATCTGCGGTCTCAAGTCCACGCACTTGAGGTAATGCGTTTTCAATCTTCTCAAGGTTGTTTAATGCAGTCTCGGTGACTTCTTTAGTCTCAGGTGGCAGTTCAAGTTCAGGTTCTTCGCTGCTAGCAAGATTAAATAATTCTTCTAGTTTCTTAGTCATCGACTATTTATTTGCGTTTGCCCTTATAAAACAAATCATCTTCTGTGATGACCCTAAAAGTACATCCTACCCTTTTGCTATAGGCCATAGCAGCAGCCCATTTTGCGTGATTGACTGCTACCGTAGCTCTGTCTTTAGCACTGGCTACCTTGCTTTCAATTAGACTTTGTTTTTTTGGCTTTATCTCTACGATTTCTGCTTTTTGATTTCCTAACTTATCCTGATAGACAACGAAAAAGTCAGGTATATAAACAGTTTGTTTACCTGTCAACGGATTACGATATGGTATCTGTATCGCTTCACTAGCCCATTGTATGACACTATCATGGTTATCGCAGAACATCATAAAAGTTAGTTCCCAGCCACTGCGATATTTAGGCACGCTTTTGCCTACATACTTCTGTTTATTTTTTACTTGATATTTACCTTGAGCAAAGTTTGCCATATCATAGAACTACATTTCTCGCAACAGGAAATACAGGTTTAGGTACAACTGCTACGCCATACAAACTAACTTTACTTTTAAAACTGTTCATGTAGTAAGCCATTGTTTGATTAAGTTCAACTTTGTTATTAATGCCTTTGATATTTTCTAATAGTTCAAGTGCGTCGATACCCGACTCTTGTGCCACTCTAAAGAAAAACGCGGTGAAGTTGTCAGCGGTTCGTTGATCACTACAAACACCTGAAAAATAACTACGCACTACATCATATTGATTAGTAGGAACAGATAGATTAATGTTATAAAAATTATCAAAAATTTTTACTGTTCTATCTATTGATTCTTGTTGTGAAGATATTAATGCCATTTTACTTTCTTACCTGTGTGCCTGCGGTAGGCGTTGCTGATACTGCATTTGGAGTAGGAGGGTTGCTGATAGTAGGTGAACCTGCCGTGCCAATGAAATAAGGAGTTACTGATCGATCGGGAATATCAAACAATATATTTCTGTTTGTGCTTACTGGGCTACCAAAACCGCCTCTTGATGGCGCTAACATTCCCTTCAATTCTGTTTTAAGAGTTTGTTTTAGATTTGAATTTTTAGCAGTACCATATGCAGTACCTGCATCTCTGATAGCCTTCAAAATATTTCCATCCTGTAAATCTTTGACAACGCCTCCGGCTGCATCCAACAATCCACCTGGACCTAATATGCTACTGTTGCTACCTGGTCTTGCTATAGGACTTTCAGTTCTATCATAAGTTGCTTGATCACCGAACCCTGTCACTATGTCATTTGGTTTACGACCATCTATAGCACCTTCATTATATACTACTGTCTCATAATCTATTGACATAGTATTTTTCATGACACCCGTGCCTTCATCATAATTGTATGTGTCATGACCAAAACTAGTAATGATAGGATTTATTAATGTATAAGCCGTGAAATTATGTTGATTAAAACCAAATACTGTTATATTTTTAAAAAATGGTACCTTCTTACCATTTCTAGGATTTGATGTTTCTCCTATATAACCCCAGTTATCATTACCTTGTATACTATCATTATAGATATTATTGACATCGTAATCAGCATTAGTAGTACCTGGGGTATTGCTTGTGCCGGTGCTAGGAGGTGTAGCACCCCTATTGCCTAATAATACAGTTGGTTTAGTTGCATCTGCATAATAGTAAGTATAATAAGCATACCATAACTTATTGATAGTGTTACCATTATCATCATGAAATCCTATCTGTATAGGATCATATCTTAATTTTGTTTGTATAATTCTTTTGCGATTATATTGATTTAACTGAACTGTGTTAAAACCATAACTAGGAAGTTTTATATCTTTAACTAGTATACCGTAGTTTGTATTGACACCTGTAGGATATGCTTCAGGATTTATATTGAAGTATGTATGGAAGACAAACTTGTATTTAGGAGCATTCTGATATGAATTAGTCCTAAATGTTTTAGCGGCGTGAGTATAATCTCTAAGGTAGTCATTGCCGAAGAAACCTTCGGCAGTGCCCTTAAGGAGATCCTGAAAGAAACCTGCCATGAACAGGATATCCTAACTATTAAGTTGTTGCGCCGATACCAGTTGCGCTCTCGCCTGCTAGTATTCTGCCAATACTCTGACCAACACCACTTGTCAATGGGGACTGTACTGCGTTATCATAAGCGATACCTAACGCGATAGTCACTGCATCGCTTGTGCCATAGTTTAAAGTATTATAGTTTGCTGACTTTAAGAAACAACCATATAGTTCCCATGTCTCAAGCACGACTGGTGCACTTGTTCCGTTACCACCATCAAGAATTTCAATGTTAGTCTGGAACTTGTAGTCTTGACCAGTTGCTGCTGATGCCTGCTCTACGAAATCTAATTGCTTCTGCAATTGCTGACCTACAGCTCTTGATACTGTGCCTGATGCATCGTCACGAACGTTGACGCTGATATCATTCCATGTATGCTTACCTGCCAACTTTACTGTTGAGTTGTAAACTTGAAGTGCGATTTCGCCGAAACTTAAGTTAGGGCGTGAGCAGTCAACTACTTGCTTAGTTAGGCTAAGACCGCCTGCTGCATCAACACCGAAGTTTAAGAAGTTGACTCTAAAACGAAATTGTAGTTTAGGCATTAACAAGCCCTGATTGCCACCGGCATTATCAGATGCTACTGTCATGTTAAACAATGATTGTGAGGCTGTTGCCATTTGTAAAATCTCCTACTGTATAGTATTTATCATGTTTGAGAGCCCCTTACGAGGCTCTCATTATTTCTCATTACGCTCCTGACAACTCACCTGTGTTCAAGATACGAACTGGGATATAGATGAATTCAGCAGCCTTGACCGGCTCAACTGCGACATCGATCCACAATTCGTTGCGATCTATTCTAGCAGGAGTGTTGTTACTCTCATCACAGACTACCAAGTAGTCATAGATGCCTCTCTTAGATACAAGATCAACCATCAATGATTCGACAACACCAGCGATCTGTTGACGAGTCAACGCATCGTTAGGTTCAAACACGAATGGTCTTGCTGCGATAGTCAATTGACGACGGATATATGCGACAAGTCTTGCGACGTTTGTTCTATCCAATGCACTCTGACTATTGAATGATGTCTTGTTACCATAGTTCAACAAGCCGTTACCAGTGAAGAACACTAGTGGGTTGATGAAGTTGATGTATAGAACATCACGGATACCGATGCGTGTCTTGATTGTCTGGAATTCACCAGTAGCACGATCTAAGTAACCGATATTCAATGCGTTATCGATGATACCACGACGTGTACCTGCTGCTGCTAACCAAGGATAAGCCACTGTGTCATTACGCAAGAATGTGCGCAACATCATGTGACTTGCCGGTACAGCGACTTCATTGCCGTTTAAGTCAAGTGCGATACCACTTGGGTAGAACAAGCCAAGATAAGTGTTGCGTGTTACACAACCTTCTTCGCCAGTGCTTGTTGCACCTGCTGCGTTAGTTGCCCAGGCTTGAATTGCAGTTGCATCTTCTGGTAGACCCATTGGAGTGTCACCTAAGATATAACCTGTCTCACCGCGATCCGCATTCAATACAACCATATTAGGCTGACATTCTGGATAGTTTGGTGTTGCCATCAAGTTGAAGAAGTTATCTTCATCACGAATTGACAAGTTAGTATCGATTACTGAGCGCAATGATGCAACGACCATTGCTCTCTGAGCCTTGCGACCCATGTAAGGTGCGCCATTGCTCTGTAGACCGCTTGCTGATACCCATGTGCTACGGATAGTTGGGATAGTCTCGCCTGGGAAAGATAATGCGTTGAAGTAGTTACTTCTCCACTGCTTGACATTATAACCTGAGCGGCGTGTGTTGAATAACAACATACCTACTGGATAGTTGTTTGCATTTGGTGCATCTAAGTCAAGATTGTTGCTTGTCAACAAACTCTTGATTGTTGGGATAGGATCATTAGCAGGATTGATTGTATTCTGATCGCTTGACCAACGAGCATCGGCGAATAATACGCCTGAGCCTGAAGTCTGATCAGTATTATCAATCAATACCCACATGTCTTCACCGTCAACTTGCTGCCAACGACTCATAACTGGATAGTTCTCTAAATCGCTAGTATCTACCCATAGATCGCCATAAACTAATGCTGTGCCATCTGATTGTGTAGTTGGCATGCTTGCGCTTACGATTGGACCATTTGGATCAGTTGTGTTTGAACCGCTTGGTAGTGGGAAACCATTGCTATTGAAGTTTACATTTTTGTAACCTCTCCAACCGTTTGTTGTGTTTACCATGATGTCACATTCGTCAGTGACACTGTAAAACCAGTTAGTGTTATTCGCTGGTAGTTCAGTTGGTGCGCCTTCATTTGCTGTGAAATCAAACGCCACCCAATTGCTCAACACAGTATCAAAGTTGAATACTGGTAGTTGGCAAGTAGAGTTTAATGTGACCTTAGTAACGCCGCCTGCTGATACAGCTGCAACTCTCATGACTAAATCGTTTGAACCATTGCTACCGCCCAGCTGTGCACCTGCTATAGTGATTGTATCACCCACAGCATAACCAGATCCTGCTGCTGATATAGCAGTGATTTGATAACCTACACCGTTCGCTGAAATGCTGAATTGCGCACCAGTACCGCCACCTGAAGTTGAATCCTGTGACTTACCAGTGAATAATGTTGTCACTAGATCGCCGTATTTGCAACCATCAGTGACATTTGGTAGGAACCCTGCTTCAGTAATCAAACCATTTGACAGACCTGTTACTGTATTGAAGTCATTCATCATGACTGATCCACCCAATGTATGAGTGATCTGTATAGACCCGTCAGTTGCTACGCTAGCAGTTGTGTATGGAATATTTGCTGCTTGCCATGCTTGAACGAAATCAGTAGCATCTGAGTTGTCAGCCAATGTCATAGCATATGGACCTGACCAACTAGTGCTATTTGGAGTAGTCACATAAATGTCTGCTGTGTATGGACCTGCTGTGAAGTTAGGTGCAGTATTTGAACCTGTTACAACAGTAGGACCAGTTGCGACACGCTTCCATAAATATATTGGACCATCTTTGTACTGATTGTAGTAATAATACTGACCATAGATAGTACCAGCTGGGATCGCCTGTCCGCCAGTTGGGTCAAGAGCAGCGATTGCTGCTGCATCATTAGTTGCTAATGATGCATTTTTTGTGATCCATGCACTTGCTACTGCATCATATTCTTTAATCGATGCATTATAACCATTGCCTGAAGTACCCATCTTTAACCATACTGATCCAGTTGGATGTGGGCTAGTCTGACCAGTGCCCCATAATGGCATCCCTGCTGATGTAGCATATGTTAAGTGTGCAGCATTGTAAGTACCTGCTGTGACTCCTAGATCGCTAAGTACTGTGCCTGTACCTGCTGTGATAGTGATACCGTTATTGAACTGTCCTGATACACCGATGATCAATCGTCCTGAAGAACCTGCTGCGTTTAGTCCCTGCCAGCCCAATGCATTGATTGCTGCTGCCACACCTGCTACTGTGTTTGAACCTAGACCAGGAACAGTGATTAGTGCTGAAGGATTTGCTACGCTTGAACCGTTGTTTAATTGAATTGTGAAAGTATCACCAACATTTAATGTTGGGTTACTATTAGTACCTCTTACTGCAGGAGTGCTTTGTTCCCACGCGATTGAACCAACTACTACCCAATCATTGTTTTGATTCTTATAGAAGTATTGGCCTGCTGCGCTTGGATTTAAGTTTGGCTGTAATGCGATGACTGCATAATCACCAATCGAACCTATAAAGCCTGCTGGATAGCCTGCTACAACATTGTCTGCGTCAGTGATGACTATTGGCAACTTATTAGTGAATACTTGGGTAGTTGCGTTCCACTCATAGATACCCCATGTTGAAGTTGTTGTATCTAACCAGTATGCGCCATCTTCTGGCTCACCTGATGGACGACCTGTCTGACCTACTAGGCTTGCTAGATCGATATCTGCACGAAGTGCATATACACGGTTAGTTACGCCCAATGCTGAGTATGCTGCTAATAGACCGTATTCGTTCAATTCATAACCTTGAATTGGAGTACCGTCTGTAGTCTCATAGAAGAATGGTGTACCGTATAGAGTTACAAGATCACGCTGACTTGTGACCTGGAATAACTTGCCAGCATTAGCAGCAGTTGTACCCTGCGCAATGCCTGTACCATTAGGATTTGCTTTATCCTGCGCTGTTGCAAAGACAACTAGCGGAACTGATGCTGTTGGGGCTGGAAGATATTGACTTTGGTCAATGATTGTAACTTCTACGCCTGGTGATGTAAGTGCCATTTTATTGTTTCCTATATGTTATATTTTGAGGGTAACAACCCTGAATGCTTACTATTATTTAGTTGAGTTATTAAAAAACACTGGGTTATCAAACCTTCGAAGGTAAAATGCTTAAATATGTATATGGCCGCAATCAGACCTATATGTAAAGACTGTAACAAGAACTATCGTGCCGTCAATTATATAAGAGACGGTGTGACCCATTACCGTAGTATATGTGATGATTGCGGTAAGAAAAAACCCAAGCAGAAAACAAAAAGACCCTTATGGGAAAAGGCTGGTTATAAAAAGAAAGCAATATGTGATATATGCGGCTTTAGATCATTATATCCAAGTCAGTTAACCGTGTTCCACATAGACGGAGACCTCAAGAATACTAACTATAGTAATCTGAGGTCTATATGCTTAAACTGTGTTGAGGTCGTCAAACGCAAAGAAGTTACTTGGAAACGCGGTGACTTACAAGTTGATTATTGAATCTACTGTTCTATGTAAGTCATCTATACTACCGTCATTATTAATGTGATGATCATACTCTAGTCCTACGCTACTGTATTCGCTAGCATGTACATTAAATGACTCAAGTACCTTCATTGCTTCATGGTATCCCTGTGAGTAGTATCCTTTAGCAAAAGTGATGGCAGCATCATGCCAGGGTGGGTTATCTCCTCTATGTACCCTAATTGTGATTCCATTCATTCTTTTGATAGACTTTAGTTCATTGGGAAACCTACAATCGCTGATTACGATATCATCCTTAGCATGTCTAAGTTGGTTTTCAATGCTAGCGATCCAAATGTCATCATGGAAAGCCCTGCGACCTACTTCGGTGCCCCACTGCTGTAATACCCATCTTGGGGTTAAGTGCTTGATATCAAGTCTCTCTGCCCACCAAGGGTCTACTGTGTCGCGCCATTCACGGCTATACTTAGTAGTTCCCTCAAGTAGTTCACGATCCCAATTAAAAATGCTTGCTACCGCATCCTTCAATGGGCCTGCGTAACTCATTCGTTTAAAACCTTTAAAAGTGATTAGATAGTCGGCTATTGTGTCTTTGCCGCTACCGATGAAACCTGCGATTCCAACAATCATAAATTGGTCCTTATACTATGAAAACATAGTATAGCATGATTTTTAAGAAAAGCAAATATAGAGTTGACCGAATCAGCCCTGAATCCATGTCAATGGTTGGCTGTAATCTACATAACGCTTGAGTTCATCAATCAAACGCTCTTGTTCGGCTTTACCTTCTGACTTCATGGCCTGACCATTTAGTGAAGTACCACCACCTGGACCTGCGATAGTACCAAATTTTTCACGTGCCTCACCAATTATAATCTTTACTGTGGCTAATATAAAATCGGTTAACCATACCCCGATGCCAGGATCCTGTAAAAGTTCAGTTTCTGGCCTAGTCATGTCTGCCCAAATCAATACACGCTCGCCTGTGCCCTTGAAGTCACGCACTACACGCAATACTTTAGTGACCGGGTTAAATGTATATGTCACATAACCACCAAACATACGAGCAGCCAATTCTACATAGCCTGCATAGAAATCATATGTTGCCATGCCGCCTGTATAATTATAATTCAATAGGTATGTGTTAAGGATAGCACTACTGAATGGGTCAAAACTTGTGCTACTTGGACCTGTCTCAAGACCTACTGTTCTACGAAAGATAGCACGAACATTGACATATTCGCTAGGCAATGTATAAGTGTCAACATTCTTGATGATAGTCATCAAGGTATAACTTTCTTGTGTGCTATTCTGTGCTTTCTGACGATATACTTTGATAGCATAGTCATAAGCAGCCTCATAATGCTGCGGATCTAATTCTAAGTCTATGATATCGCCACCTAGACGCAAACGCACATTATCAAATAATGCTTCTTTTAATTCTTGTAAGTTAGCGTTTGTAGGTACTGATAGTGGATCTGCGGCCATGATATATTCCGATTAATATATGTATTTATCGGAATATTAGCCATAACTAAAAAGCGAGTTAAAGACGGGCGCGGTATTTGCAAGTTTAATGAAACGCTTCATACCGCGATCACTGATACGGAAAGCATAGCTATTACCCTCTTTATATTCAAAAAACGCTAGCCTGTCATCTCCGCGAATCGTATACTCTTTAAGTATATCACCGTTACTCATCAAGTGATACATTCTTAACTTATTTCTTGCATCCTCATAAGAATGCATAAGTTCATTTTCAATATCAGGATCGTCTTTAAAGTGAATAACTGTTTGTTCTGATACTTTACCAGTTTCTACATCAATAGTGACCCTAAGTTGGCTCTGTAACTTACGCTTAAAACTTGTATTTGCCCAGTCAGTAATAAGGATATCATCATGTGTCATAGTACCCACAGTATGCGGTGCATCACTTGAACTTTTTCTAGTTTTAATCTCAAGTTGTAGATCGGGCATATCAATTACACCAGATGAGATACGATAACCCTGCTTGACTAGTTCTTGCTCAATAGCCTTGCCCATGCTACCGTCGCAACAGTTCTTTGCGTTGGGAAATGACAACTTACTAAAATCAGCCTTTACAGTTTTAACACGAATGGTCATAGGTCACCTTCTTTTCTATTCTCGCTCTGATAAACATCAAAGTACCCGCCCGGGTAACGAGCCTGCAATTTTTTGACATTTTCTGCGATGACTTCGTTAGGGTCTAACTCAAGTGCCCTGCAAGTATTGATCCAGTACCACATGATATCACCTAACTCACGCTTCATATGAAATAGATTTTCTTCATTGAGGGGCTTACCCTGAAACAGCATTTTCTTAACAATCTCAATCAACTCACCTGCTTCGGCAGTCAAGCCAATCGTGCCTGTCATAAGCAATGGAACATTGATATCTGGACCATGCATGTATTCGCCGTCGCTGCCGTATGCTTCGTAGTTGGCATCTAGCCGATCCAGACGATTCATAAATGTTGTAAGGTCGTTGCTTTCTTTGCTAGTCACAGCCTTTACAAACTCCATATACTTTTGTAAATCAACTTGATTATTCATCTATTAATCCTCTAAACATTTGTTTTCTACCCTCAACACCTAAAATATGATCAAAAATTTCTCTTGTCCTCTGTAACATAGCACATGCCAACATCAATTGATCTTGCCGATTAGATGCGCTAGTGATAGCAGTATCAATTACTGCCATCAAAGTTTCCATTCTTTTTTCTAATGGGTCGAACGAATCTGTCATTTGTATTTTACTCCTAGTGCGTCACACATCGCCATATACAGTATGAGACATGTGCCGAAAACAATATATGTTACTAAAGCAGGTAATACCCATATAGGCCATGTCACCACAATAATACCTGCTAAGATTTTCTTTTTAGTATTATAATTCATTAGAATGCCTTTAAGATAATCATGTCAGCATTGAAGCGACCATTAGGTGTCACGCTCACAGCCTTGATGTCCTTGAAGAACTTTCGTGCTGCCGGTTTGCTACCCATGATCTCTTTGATCTGAGTTTCAGGCTTGCGCAATGTCTTGATCTCGCTTTGCTTAGTGCAGAATCCAATCACAGTATTGCCTTTGACGCTAAGGCTCTTAGCATAGTCATCAGCAACATAGTGATGCATCTTGCGCTTCTTAGTGTCATAAACCCACGCTTCAGCACAACCATGCAACTTAGTAGGGCTTACGCTGACCAATTCAAGTTTCTCAAGTTTAAATTCCTTGAGGTACTTCAACTTGCGAACGATCTTCTCAACAGGCACAGCCTTCTTAGCACGGGGCTTGCGACCGTTCTTCTTGATGTTGATGTAACTGTTGAGTTCGGCGATGACAGATTCGATAGTACTGATGATATTACGAATCTGAATCTTACCGAAACGATCATAGGCTTCGGTCAGTTGTTCATCTTTGCCCTCTTGCAATTCATAATATTCGTCTAACTTCTTTTTCCAAGCATCTACTAGAATATTGATGTGTTGCGGCAAGATATTGTATTGGGACAATACTTGAACAACATTTATATTATTTTCTTTCTTACATCCATCGTTAAGATAATCGTCCCAACGACCCTCAAGTTCGCCCCCTGCTTCATGCGCCTTGTCACGCATGATTTCTTGAACGTTGGGTCGATTACTAATAGGCTTTTCTACAGATTGCACGACCTCTACCGTACGGATCATACGGTCGATCTCGGTATTTAATCGTTGTGTATGCTCTTCGTCTACATAGCCGCGCATGAAGCATCGTGCTAGATACCCATAACTGGTAATGATCTGATTATCATGTACACGGCGTACAGCTTTGGATCTTGGGGTATCACCTTGCAGTTCCAAATATTGTGCGATAAATTCGCGGCAATCTTTCTTGTCGTAGAAATGCCCATACCATGTCAATGCGCTACCAAGTGACCATTTACTACCCTCTCCAAAAGCAGGCTCAGACCCCAAATACTTAGCGTCAGGGTCGCGAGGATGCAATTCTTTAACTTCAGTAGATTTAGAACGAGCCATGCATGTCTCCAGATGTATTACGATTTATATATTCTAACAAACTAATAAGCATATGTCAAGTCCTATTTAAGCCGTTGTTTATATGACTAAATACTACTATGCCCAAATTATCTCTTTATAGACCAACCAAACAGAATGATTATAAGTTCTTCGATAGAACAATATCGGAGCAGTTAACTGTTGGCGGTACAGATTTGTACATACACAAGTACATGGGCCCGAATGCGCAGACACCAAGTCCTGACTATACACAACCACAATATTTAAGTCCGGATCCGACACAGATACAAGATTTGCTATTTTTAGAAAATCGTGATCGTGTTTATGATCCAAATATTTATAGATTGCGCGGTCATTACAATGTCCAAAATCTAGATTTCGATCTAAGCCAATTCGGCTTATTCTTGAATAATGACATTATTTTTATTACCGTCCACTACAACGACATGATCGATATCGTTGGAAGAAAATTAATGGTGGGCGATGTTTTAGAACTACCACATTTATTAGATTACAATCCATTAAAAGAAACTATACCAGTAGCACTAAAAAGATTTTATTCAATAACAGACGCAAACTTTGCTAGCGAGGGTTTCAGCCAAACATGGTATCCACACTTGTGGCGCATTAAGTGCGAACCGTTAGTTGACAGTCAAGAATTTACACAGATTTTAACTGAACCAATAAACAAAGACAATTACTTAGGTCAGTGGGATAAAGATAAAGTTTATCCCCCTGGCTATGTGATAACTTACGGCGATAAAAACTACATTAGTAAGATAGAAGTACCTGCAGGCATATACCCACCTAACCCAACTTATTGGGAACTAGATCCAAATCAAAATTTAAGAGATATATTAGCAACATACAATAAAAACATTGAGATCAACAACGCACAACTTGAGGAAGCAAAACGAATCGTACCTAAAGCAGGTTACGATAACAGCAAACTCTATGTCGTTCCTACATATGGTGTATATGAGAGTAACAATACTCCTTCAGGTAAATTAAATCAACCCGCACCACCTATCAATATAATTTCAAGTTCAGCAGGCGCGCCTAGCACTACTGGTACAGTCGTTTACATGCGCAGTCCTAAATATAAGAATCCTAGCATCGGCATACGAATCAATAAAGATGTGATCAAGAGCATATGGGATATGACTGCTGATATGGATATCAAAGATAAATTTGATAAGTTTGTGCAAGCAAACCTTGAAGTTACAGAATCGAATCCATATGTGTTACCCGAAGGTTCAGGTAGTAGAGCGTTAGAAGGTCAAAAGATGTTGTCTGTTATGTCTGCGGGTCCAGTTACTGGTCCATATGGCACTGCGGATAACACTTATGCTACCGCTGACCAAGATCCAACACAACCTGGATTCACTGGCACTATCAGTACACAGATGGACTACAGAGCAGACTGTGATCCAGCATATCAATATATCAGTCGTGCAAGTCCAAGAAGTTTCGGTTATGAGACTGCATATCTAAGCGGAGATGGTCAAGCACCTAACGGATACCCTTCAGGTGCCGGCATCAGTTTCCCGCAAAATCCACAGGTAGGTGATTACTTCTTACGCATAGATTATCTACCGCAAATATTATATCGCTGGGACGGACAACTATGGGTTCGTATATCAACTAATGTCAGAACTGACACAGGCTTTACTGCTGATGACAAGGCGCAGAAATCCACATTTATCAATAATGAGGCAGTGATATATAACAATAACACTGCTAATGTGATACCTAGTGCGCAGCCATTATCAAGCATATTGCAATTAGCACCAGACAATTTACCACCGCAACCATAAGAGTGATACATGGCACAATTTTTTTACGACAATCAGATACGCAGATTTTTATTACAGTTCGCTAAGATTTTTAGCAACTGGTATGTCACTAGAGGCAAGGACCCTAACGGCAATGATATTTTGATGCGTGTGCCTATCATGTACGGCGATCAAAGTAGAATCGTCAGCACAGTGATCGGTAACAACAGCGCAAGCACTACCCCTTCTGCACCATTGATTACTTATTGGATCACTGGATTAGAATACGATCAGCGTAGAATGCAAGAGCCTACATTTATAGATAAGATAAATGTTCGTCAACGTGCATATAATCAAGAGACACAAACATACGATCAAACTCAAGGACAAGCGTTTACAGTTGAAAGATTGATGCCTGTCCCTTATACATTAAGAATGCAGGTTGATATGTGGACTACCAACTATAATCAAAAATTAGAATTAGTAGAGCAGTTGGGAACAATATTCAATCCTGCGCTAGAAATACAAAGCACAGACAACTTTGTTGACTGGACATCATTGACTGTAGTGTATCAAGATGGTATCACATTCAGTTCACGCAGCATTCCCCAAGGCACAGGTAATCCTATCGATGTGTTGAGTTGGAAGTTCTATATGCCTATATGGATTAGCACTTCAACTAAACTCAAAAAGATGGGCGTCATCAATAAGATCATAGCCAGCATATACAAAGGCAGTGCATTGCAAGACATTCAAGACGAAGATTTATTATTGGGCACAAGACAAAAGATCACGCCATATGGTTATAAAGTATTGTTGATAGGCAACACATTACAACTATTGCCTGCTAATGAAGCATTCTATCCACCTAATACTGATCTTGACAATCCACCGCCACCCAACACCAATCTTTATTGGTCAAGTTTGTTGAACGTGTATGGTAAATTCAAGCCTGGTATAAGTCAGATATGGTTACAAAATCCATATATGGAAGATGATATCGTAGGTACTATCGTACCCGATCCAGTGGATGATAGATTGTTGATATACAACATCGACCCAGATACACTACCGCAAAACACGTTAAACCCTGTCGATGCTGTCATCAATCCGCAATTGACAGGACCAAACGCAGGATTGCCTGGACCTATAAATGGGCGCAGATATCTTATCGTTGAAGATATAGGTAGCGCAGGTAGCCCAACAGTCAGTTGGGGTAATCTAGTAGCCAAAGTAAATGACATCATAGAATATGATGCAGGGACTAGTTCTTGGTTCGTGAGTTTCGATGCTGAAACATCTACCTCTGTACAGTATGTGACTAATCTAACTACCAATATACAATATCGATATGTCCAAATTGAAGGACAATGGATGAAGTCATATGAAGGTTGGTACGATCAGGGCGATTACAGTATTGTAATTTGATACCTTTTGTGTTAGACTAACACAATGAAAAATACTTCAGCTGGTATATTCTTCTACTGCACACCTACACAAAGATTCCTTTATCTTATGCGCAGTGACGCCAATTTTGCCTGGGGTGTTCCCGGTGGTAAGATAGAAGAAAATGAAACTTTGCTTGAGGGTTTACAAAGAGAATGCATGGAAGAGATTAGTTATTGGCCTTCGTCTGCTAAGTTGATACCTATACAGATGTTCGTTAATAACAGTTTCACTTATCACACTTTCTTCTGTGCTATCGATGAAGAGTTTGTTCCTATTCTCAATGATGAGCATGTAGGCTATGCATGGATAGGTCATGATCAGCATCCTAAGCCTATGCATCCTGGATTGTTCAGCACGATTAATATCGATATCGTCAAAGAAAAACTTAAATCCTTGACAGAAAATAAAAACGGGGCCTGAGCCCCGTTTTTACTACTAAGTCATTGAGACTTAGAATTGGCTTACTATTGTTTTAAAGGCTTCTACGCCAGTAGCACCAAGTACTGCTGCCGCACCCATTAGCATCCATTTGATCTTTTCTATCGAACTGATCTTTTCTGCTAACTCGTCATGTGATGTTTTATTGCTATCCTGAAATTCTTTCAGTATTTGCTTAGTCTCATCCATGTTTCTATCTAAACAATCGTGCAAATCTTTGACTTCGGTCTTTAAGTCATCCAACTTCTCGTCCATATTTCTGAACTGAACTTGTAAAACTGCGATCTCAGTCTCGGCTTGCTCGACTCTTTTAGCGGCGTTAATAGTAGACATTTATGTTTCCTTATGCGCCAGTTATTGTGACGATTGGGTATGGTTGACCGCCATAAGTATTGGCTGCATATGCTGTGTTAAATGTACCAAACGCTGGTGAACTATTGTTGATGTTTGCAGTCTCATTTGGAAGTGCTGTGACTCCAGAATTCGCTGTAAAGATTTCAACAGTATGATCACTTAGTGATTGTACCTTTGTAGTTGCAGCATTAGCATAAGTCGCAGTGATAGTCATTGTATTTGGTAACAATGCTGTATTTGCGACATTTGCTGTATAGCAAGCAGCAGTCAAGCCTGAAGTTGTACCTGTTACTAGATACTTCTGCTTACCCTTCTGACGAACGATAAAGCCTGCTTCTGGAGTGCCATAACTATAAGCACCTGCTGTAACATTGGCTGTAGCATTTGCTGCAAATGTTGCGAATACTGCGTTGGCATTTGCTATATCAGTGATTGTACCTAATATTGCTCCTGCTTCACTATAGACGATTGTACCATCTACTAATGTATTTGCAAAATCTGTGCCTACGCCATCTAGGTTTGGACTGCTATCTGATGTAGTGATCGTGCCAGTACCTGCGATACCGATACATACACCTACTAATACCTGAGTGCCGTATATAGCAGTGTTACCACCGACTACAGAGTATGTGTTTGCGTTGGTTGCTGGATAACCTGCACCGCCATTTGGATTGTTGAAATATGCATCAACAACACCAACTGTTGCTGCTACTGTACCTGCAGCAGTTGAAACATCAAACTTTGTATAAGTTGGATTTGCTGAAAGTTGAGTTGCAGAAGCATAGAATGTACTATTGTTACCTGAGTTTACAACCTGTAAAATCCAATATGTAGTACCAGCAACTAAGTTGCCGATATTACTTGCTGGAATAAATGGCATACCTGCAATGATGCCTAAGTTGGTAAAGTTTGCACTTGTTGTTATTAGATCAGTACCAGCAGTAGTGTTGGTGATTGTAATAACAGCTTGTGCTTTTGCGATTTTAAGTGGACGACCCATTTTTTTATCTCCTGTTAAGCCGGGTTCTAGCCGGTACGCAGTGGGTACTGCATAAACTCTCACCATGAGAGTATATGTTATATTTATCAAAAAAGTCTATTTTTTTGCGTGGCTTATTCGCCGATACTTGCGCCGAGGTCTGTGACTGAGAATATTCCTGTGCCACTTACTGCAATATATGCTATGTAATTGCCTTCGCCTACTATAAAACTATTGTTAACAGTATTCGCTGGAATAATCTCACATGCAGTTAGATTTGCTGTTACTGAACTATTACCTACTGCTACTGCGATTGCGCTTGATGTTGTGGAAATACGAACCTTATCGGTGGTGGCTACCGCTGTTAATTGACTGGATCCGCTAGGTGTATAGATTGCTGCCGCCATAATAATTTCCTATAATGTATTTATCAAACTATTCTAAAGGTAACACCACCTGTCATAGTGAATGATCCAGTAGTATTTCCCGTAGTATTCTCACTATTATTATTATATAACACACGCCTAGTTCCGCCCATGAGGCTATTCAAGTCTGCCCAGTCTGCACTAGTAGCAGTCGTGGGGTCGGGTCCTTGATAAAATGTACTTGCTGATTGTGTAGTTAAACTTTGTAACCATGCTCTGATATCAGTCCATACCCAAGTTCTATTATACTGTAATTGCGCAGCGATTAATCCTGTAGCCACTGGACATGCTGCGCTAGTACCATTAAAACTTTGATCATATGAAGTCAACGATCCTGCGGGAAGTGTTCTCTGGTCAAATCTATTAAAGTTTGTCGCATCTCTATTAGCACTTAATGTTCCATCAGCAGGTGTATAACAATCTATCTGTTCCCCCATGTCACTATAATTTACTTTTCTTTCTAGATTGCCTGCGTTAAACGAATCATCTAACGCACCTATGTTAATGACTGGATACACTACTTTCGAACCTACGCTGAACTTACCTAAGTGTTGCGGAAATCCTCTACGGCTTGTAGTGTTATAGCATGTGCTACCGAATTCATCATGTGTAGCACTGGCTAATGGAGTTGCTACTGAATTTGACCAGTAGTTATCAAAATCAAGTTGATCACTTCCTACTTGTTTTTGATTACTGTTACCTGCAGCAGCGACAAATATAACTCCTGCTGCGATTAATTCATCACCTGCTGTAGTCAATGAGTTCGTGACCATCTCACCTTTACATCTACCACTGTCGCCGGCAGTTCCTATATAAAGCATAAAGTTAGGTTTAGAACTATATGCAACTCCACCTGCTCCTGATGTACCTTGTCTAAAATAATAATATCCTGTGCTAGGAGTTGTTGCTCTAAAACCCCAACTATTGCTTGTGATAGTTGGATTCTTATTACCATATGTGGGATTAACTGACTTTGCCAAGTGAAATACTTTGACAACATCAAAATAATTGTCTATAGGCCATAATCCATTATTTCCATATGCGTTGACTAACCATTTGTTAGCGTTGTATGCCCAACCAAATGTTCTACCATAGGTCAATGCCATGCATGGTGTACCGTGACTTCCGTCTGGTGGTCGATTAGTATTATTACCGTTACAGTTTAATCGTGTATAATAACTCGGTACAGAAACATTACCCAACGCAGCAAATTGTGAACTGCGTTGTGTAGAATCATTCCACCATGCTCTTGCTACGCTTTCGACTGGAACTGTAGTACCGTCCCATCTTACTGTCAATCTTGTACCTGGGCTTGCATTAAACCACGCAGGATCGAGGTAATACGGCCCTTCTAAAACTACATCAAGCACATCACAAGTTCCATTACCGGGCAATGGATTGCCGCCTACATAATCACTTGGTCCATAACCGGTGTTATTTGCAAACTCAACATGACCGAACCATCCACCATCATCTCCTACTATCACATCGATTCCAGTTCCTGTGCCAGTAGTGTTAGGTATAGTATTGCTATAGACTGTAGTTGCAGAACCACCAGTTACCCAAGGATTAGCATACTGATTACATCTTAATAATTGATACCCTGAACGATTCAAATCAGTGCTGTTAGGTGATGCCGGCAATTGACCTACAAAATTCATGTAACATTTTGCATTTGCGCTGTATCTAGGAGTAGTATGCAATTCATCAGGCGAAGGTCTAGGAGTGTCTGGATAGTATGTTACATTTATCTCAACAAACTTTATATCCGGATGCTTAGATAATTCTTGTGCTTCTTCATCTGTGAGCATGTAGACTGCTCTAGTGGGACTATGTTCTTTTAGATCGGTACACTCTATGGCTCTAGTTGGTATATTATTTTCTAATGTGCTATCCATAGTTAAAATTTGATGAACTCGTTCCCAAGCATCAGGTGATACAGCACCTACTGCATAATATTTCTGTTCGCTCATGTTAACCTATACGCCAATTAGTACCGTCACTGTAGACAGGAACAGTGTTTGAGCCGCCACCACTCACTACTGCGCCGAAATTACCTGATGCTACAAGATTGCCATCGCTGACGAATGCTTTGCGCCCTGCTGTAGTCGCTGCTGGTAAATTAGCAAACGCTACTACACTTAATGTAACGAAAGGTACAGATAGAATATTTGTGTTAGTGTCGTAATTGAATACAGCATCGCCGTCTAATGCGCCACCGTTATTGAATTGAACTTCTGTGTTGCTGCCGCCTGCGGGTAGTGCTTCGCCGCCGCCACCTACTACGACAACATTACCCGTCAATGCTGAACTGAATGTCAATGTTAATGCATTAGCATTGTTATAAGTGATGTTAGGGAAGTCATAAGTTCCTACCATCGAAACATTGTTTGGATAGACAGGAGTTACACTCAAATATTTTGCTGCTAGATTATGATTGACTACCCATGTAGTATTGGCTACTGATTGTGTATGAGTATAGTAACCAGCAATATTGCTGCTGCCAATGATAGCGACATTACCTGCTTCAGCAGAACTAAATGTCAATGTTAGTGAATTGGCGTTAGTATAACTAATGCTAGGACCATCATATCTACCATACCATGATAGATCAGCGGTGCTAGCCGGAGCGACAGCAACGAACTCTGAATTTAAATTGTGATTTATAGTCCACGTAGTGCTAGCCGATCCTTGATTATGTAAATAATATCCTTCGCTATTCCCGCTGTCTCCAGCGATAGCAACATAGCCCGTGATCGCAGAACTAAATGTCAATGTTACTGTGTTAGCATTATTGTAATAGACATTGGGATAATCATAATGTCCAGTAATAGCAGTGCTGTTAGCAAAGATAGGAGTCACACTTACATATTGAGTGTTTAAGTTATGATTGACTACCCATGTAGTATTTGCTGAATTTTGTGTGAATAGATAGTAACCTACCGCCTCAGTGCCACCTCCGCCACCGTTCGACCAATATAGATTACCTAATCCATCTGTAGTCAATACTTGTGTAGGGTTTCCACCTTCTATGTAAATGTTAGCATTTGAACCTAGATTTGAATTGCCTGTCACCGTCAAATTAGGTACTGTTAAATTACCTGTGCTTGTGATATTAGGTTGTGCTGATGTTACTAATGTACCTGTGATTAAGTTTGCAGTTACAAGATTAGCACCCACTGTACCGCTGTTGGCATAGATGTTTGCAACTGTAGTGGCATTGCCTAGTGTTAAATTTCTATTCGTGTAATCGTATAAGAATACTGCATCACCGGCGAAATCTGCGCCTGAATTATATTGTACGCTTAGGTTTGAACCGCCCGGCTCGCCGCCATTCGCTGATACAGTATTGAATATGACGATACCGGTATCAGTAGGGTAGCTTCCGTATGTGCTACTATTGACAGGTATCAATAATGCTGAATCTTGATATAAATCATATAATTGAATATTGCCGGCTACCGGCTTTAAGAAGAAATTATCACCGTTCAAGTTAGTAGCATAAGTTCCGCTACTATTGCTGATCATGTTGATAGTGATCTCTGCACCCTGATCAAAAGGATAAGAATTCTGTAATGTGACCCTTGCTGTTGTGTTAGCAGAGATAGTATTGATGTTCTGTACTACTGTTCCCTTAGGAGTCCAGTTAAGCGCACCTGAACCGTCAGTAGTCAACACATAACCTATAGCACCGCCACCTATATATAGGTTGTCGATATTACCTAGATGTATAGGAGTGCTTGTCCAATAAGTTGAATCGGCAGGTGCAGATGCGTTTCCACCTGCATTTACCCAATAACCGCTATTAAAAACTAATACTTGTCCGTTAGCGACATTCGCTTCGATGTCTAAGTTACCTATAGCACCGTCTATCTGGCTAAATGCTATTTCGCTATAGGCAGTTAGGACTTCCACATTTTCTGTGTCACCTATGGTTTTACCTATGAAAAGTAGTTTCTGATCGCTGGCAAAACCGAATTCTGCTTCGTCAAGTTGTGGAAGATCGACTAGATCACCCGAACGCTGCTGAATTTTAGAAATCTGTATAATAGACATAGTTGTAAGCTTACCAAGTAGTACAACTATTTATGCTATCAGGTCATATGAATTGTTTGTAATATTGTTCGATCCTAGCATACCATAAATCAGTATACTTGTCGAATTCTGACCCTTCTACGATAAATTCCTGATATTGATTGTCTGCGCTGCACATGAAAACTACGCCCTTGCGTATCTTAGTACCAAAGACTTCATTATGTGCTAATGCATATGCAGCCAACTGCAAGAAATAGTCATCGATCCATTCACGCTTTTTAGGCTTATTTGTCTGCTTATGGTCCATGATACATTCGATGTTATCATGCACTCCTACGAGGTCCGTAGTTCCTGCATAGACTTCGGGGAAGTAAAGGCTGACTTCTGTGCCCCAAAATTCCTGACATTTGCTCAAACCTTTGTCTATGATGGTCTGTGCCATCTGATGACTCTGTATGCTATAAGGATTCGTTCCCGGCTGCCCTGTATCACCGGTCTTGACATGATTCTCAAGCCACTTATGCATGCGGGTACCGCGACCTGCAGCCTCAGTAGTGATCTGCTTGGCCTTCTCTTCGCCTACTCTTTTACGCCACTCTTGTAATGCCTTCTTCTTTTCTTCAGGCTTAGTAGCATCTAATATAGTAGTGACGCTAGGGACTGCGTGACCATCCGGGGTCATGTATTTTCGTGACCCGTTGACTGTTTCTCTTTTTAGTTCTTTATAGGGGAACTTGTTAGGTAAGTAAATCAAACTGTAAAACTCTCACCGCAGCCGCATCTTGCTGATTCATTAGGATTGATGAACTCAAATTTTTCATTTAATCCCTGCTTGATGTAATCAACAGTTGTACCATTAACATATGGGTATGCGTCTTTAGTTACCCATACATATAGGTTGTCGTGAATAGATAGCATATCTTCGCTTTTCCATTCGTCAGCGAATTCGATTTTATAAGAATAACCATTACAGCCTGTCTTAGTTATTCCCAATCTTATACCTAACCCGCTTCCTCTTTGCTGTATTTGCTCAAGAAACTTTTTCTTGGCAGTATCGGTCAGTTTAATCATATATGTAATTATACTAAACTTTGTTGCAAAAACTCAACAGAAATGGTTACATGAATCTGTATTTGAAGCCTTTGTTTGTAAGATAGCGATTTATCTGCATGATATGTTCTGGGCCGCACATCTCTAAGAATCTGCGATGGAAACCAAACACTTTGATCTCATCGGTGTTTACGATGCTGTTAGGATCTTCGAATGCAGAGGCATCAGCGATCAATGGTGCATCTTCGTGGAAATTCTCAAAGAAATATGTGTGTGATATTTTTGGTACATCACGCATCATAGTGTTAACACCTGGGTGTATCTTATCGTTTACTGCTAGGCTATAGAACAAGAATTCGCTAGGATTCGCTATAGTTTTATCTACATCATAATACAATAACTCATCAAAAAATTTATCTAAATCGACTCTTTCAGTCAGCAATTTATAGTCTATCTTAAAGGGCGTTCTAGGACCCAAGAAATACTTAGGCATCTCAGAGATGCCTAGTCTGTCCATATAAACACTTATAGTACCCTGCCAGTATTTGCTGTGCAAGGGTGAGACAAAGAACGGTTCAGATTCTTCTGCATCTTCTACATCGATCATTTCTACTTCATCACTTACTTCTTCTTTGTCATATACTAATTTTTCAAGATATCCAGAACCTATAAAGTCATCATATACTGAAAAAGTAAATGGTTGTACGAAAAAATTTTTTGCGTCAAGCAATAGATAATCCTTTTGAACTAACCGTGATACAAGCATCTTTAATACCTGCTGTGTGGCATGTCCAGACAGTTCATCGAATCTAGCATCATCTAATAAAAATCTTCTGGGAATTACATATAGTTTGTGATGCTTATAGTAAGGCTTTAGTATGTCATGCCAAGCATGAACATCTACATTTTTCTCATTAACGATTACCCAATGTGTGCAGGGCTCCATAAAATTCAACACACTTTCTGCTTGCAATACCATCAAGTGTCTTTCTATGTTGCATGTTATTGTAACTAAGTCTGTCATATATTCCAACGCTCTCTCATTATTTTCTGATACATATCAGCAAGATAAACTTGTCCTGCTAGATTAGTATGATATCCCGGATCATTGTCTGCTTCTGTGGCATAATCGCCGAATTTAAATTCTGGTTTATCATGCGTAGCACATGGACAATATGCTAGATCAGTCGTATAATATTTCTCGTCTAGCAATGGCATTTTCATATCACCATTAAACAATGATAATGTGGGTATCAATATAAATGGTATATTATTCTTTACTAATTCTAAGCAGCCTTGTTCTATGATCCACTGATCTTGTTGTTTCTTCCAACTACTATCATATAGATGTGACACATAATCTTTCACTGCTTGCTGTGCATCATCTCCTATCTGTAATGTTTTTCTATATGGATGATGCCAGTTATGTACGAGGCTATTATAATTCTCACATATCAACGTTGGGTTAGTGTTATTTTTATGATTGATGTTATCATAGCCCTTTAAAGGATCGTACTCTGAAGGTCCTCTGGTGATTATATCTAAAGTATGCCATAATACTTTAGTCCAATCAAGTTTTAGTGTTTTGATAGGAATCTCAGTCCTATCATGAAAAGAAGGTATTATGATAGCGAAATTAGGTTTCTGCTTAATGACTTCGCTGATTTGCAACCGTATGCCGCCGTTGCTGCAACCTGCGTAGGCTAGATTCTCTAGATCCCAATCTAACCTTTTGGCTAGAATCTCACTAAAGTGTGTTCCAATATATTCTTCTTTGAGTGTGGTGGCACTAAAACTACATCCACACACCATCAACTTTTTTCTAGTCATGTGGATATTTAATATTAGATATAGTTATCCAATTATTTCATGGCATTTTGTGCCATTTTATCAACTACATCTTTGCTCTGTTCTGGTGGGGGAGGAGGTTCTGTTTTTTGTGTTGGGGTAAGACCCTTGAACACTACCTCATCTCCTTGTATGTTAGAAATGACTGTGTTTAAAGGTCTGTTCTTTATAAGATTATATAAGTCGTCACTGCTTAATATCAACTGCCCATTACTTACCTTCTTAAAGAAATCTTTAAGTTGTTGCACAGTTATATTTTTTGTTATCTGACCATTATCCAAAGCAGTTTTAAGTTGATCTGTTGCTGCGATCAATCTTACTAATTGCGGATCAGTAACCAATTCAAAGAGGCGCATTAATTACCTCTTTTCTCTGCCGACTCCGCCTTCTGGACCTGCTTCTGGTTCTTCTGCTGGCATCTCAGGTGCGACATCTGCTGCGACTTCTGCTCCTGCAATTTCTTCGCCACCGCCTGGTGCAGGCTGTGCAGCGATATCAGTTACAGCCATCTCTTCGCCACCAGCTGGTGCTGCGCCTAACGCTGCCATATCACCTTGACCAGTCATACTGTTCATGGCGCCCTGCAATGATTGCTTGCTCTGGCTTAATGTTTGATTCAATGTTGTCAATGCTTCGCTTGCAGCCTGATTGAACGCTGCTGATTCATTGACACCGATCTCGCTTTGAATGCTATCAGTCAGAGCAGGAAGTTCCTTAACAAGCATGTCATTCACTTCTTCGATCATCTTCTGAAGGCTATTGATCATGTCTTGTGCTGCAAGGATAACCTGTGACTTTTCAACTTCTTGGTTCTCAACAACGATTTTGGCTTCTTTTGTAGTATTGTAATGCTCGGTCAAAGCCTGTGACATGAATACAAGTTTCATGAATGCAGGTTGTGTCTGATTCTTATAGAAGTCAGGTTGAGCCTTCGCTTCCTTGATTAATCCATAAACTCTTTCGAGCATAGATTTAGTCTGTGCGCGGCTAAGTTTAGTGACATCAAAACTGACATCGAAATTCTCTTTAAGTGCCTTTAGGGCAACATGCTTTTTGTCAAAATCGTTTAGTTTCATGGTGATAATTCCATTATTAATAGATGTATTTATCAGAATACCTTTACTTTATGTCCTGATATTCTTTATACTTGTTGGTCTGTAGATGCTTGGAAAATGATAGATATTGCTCAAGTTCCTGCATGAATTTGCGTTTCCTTATCTTTTCTTCACTGAGTTTAGCGACATATATGAACTTATCAGGTAATGTTGATTTTTTCAGCATTTTCTCATGCTGCGCTATATTGACATTCAACGACCCTATAGTTCGGTCTAGTTCATACAATCGCTTATTCTCTTTAGTCTTCTTGTTCTTATCAAACACACAATAAGTCACAGCGTATTTTAAACTGCTAAAATCAAGTGCTGATATGGTTGGATCATTGATGACTGATACGAAATACAGTTCACCCTGTTTCTTGATAAGGTAGGTTCCGAATATATTATAACTACCATCGTCTTCTTGCACGATGAATAGTTCTTTAATATCCTTGAAAAAACTCTGCTTGTTCATGTTAATATTTAGCGAAATATATGTTGCGTGTTGTAGAAGTTATATCTAACTTATCCCCTGCTTTATGGTACATGCTGTCGCATCTTATCATTGGGACACCGTCACAGTCTTTGTATAATGCGCCCAATTCTGTAATGCCATCTTCAAAAACACCTGCGTGTTGTATCTCAAAATCAAAACTCCATACAGGAACATTTTTGTCTTTGAGAGTATATCCAAAATATTCATACTCTGATAATTGCAGATACTTTAATTGCGGGTCCTTAGTGACATCAGGCTGCGCTCGTAATGATATAACTTGTAATATCGTATCAAAGTTACATTGAGTATTGCGTTTTCTCATCCAGTCATTGTTATCTGTGATATCAACGCTAGGTCTAGCACGGTTCAACACACCCGTCTTAGTGATATCAAAAAGAGTGAAACATGCAATCCTATGGCTCATCCTGTATTTACAGCCACAAAAAAGCCCGAGAATAAATCTCGGGCCCTTTGTTGTTAACTTAAACTAACTATTAGTTAGTGAAAGTTGCTGAGGCTGCGATTGATACTGCTTCGCCTGCTGCTGAAGTGATAGCAGCATCTAGAGTACCAGTGCCAGTTGCTGTTACATCGCCCCATGCGCCTGTTGGGTACATGGCAACTGCTAATGTGTCATTAGTGTCAGTTGTGAACTCATAGATGTAAACTGTTGCTAACTGCTGAATTGCCTGGATAGTTGCATTAACCTGTGCGCCAGTTGTACCTGTGCCAGTGAAAGTTACTGTGAAGTACTCTAACTTTGGGCCTTGTGGCTGTACAGTTAGACCTGAAGAAACAGCGTTAACGCCAGTGTTTGTGTAGTCTGGTTGGTCAAGCCACATAACTGGCTTAAGATCACCATTAACTCTTGTAAATTGTGCCATTTTAAAATCTCCTAATGTTGTGAACCCTTAAGGCTCATACTATTATTTATGCCTTAGGAGAAAAAACCTGGTTTTGGCTAGCGTTGGCCAGCAAGATTTTGGGCGCTAAATCCCATGCGGTCTACGAACTTAAGACCCTGACTGACGAATCCTTCTTGGCTCTGCTTGCCTGATTGTAGATAGCCCTTGACAGGACTCTGTTCCGCTGCTGCGGCTAACTGCTCTACTATATTTTGTTTTAATGCGTAGACAGCAGCCCATATAGTGAATAGTCCAACTACACCTGCTTTATTAGCATTGATGTGGTCTGTCAACTTTTGCTTCATGCTAGCAGTCATGGGTCTACTCTCAAAGTAGTCCATGAACTTCTCGCTCATATTGCTGACATCCCCTGCAACGATTTGCTTATTGATGAAGGTCGTGAATAACTGATTAAATGTATTTCTTGCTTGCGGTGCAGTAGATAATAGTTTTTCTACGGCCGCGCCATGTTTTGCTATGCTAGATTTTACATTACTTACTAATGATTTATCTAAATCGATCTTAGGAGTAGTAGGCATCGCACTAGGAACTATAGCCACATCGCTATCATTTTTTAACTGTCCTATTGTGCCGTTTAATGGACTGGCGTCATCTGTAGTCGCGGCGTCAGGGCTTAAAAATTGATGTACTGCTATACCTGCTTTTTTACCTGTAAGCAATTTTCCTATCTCGCTATCAACGTCTACAGTATATGCTATACCGTTAGGATTCGCCCTGAATTTATACAAGCCTTTTTCATCTTTGAGCGGATTACCGAAGAGCAAGTCGCCCCAGTAGTAACCCGTTGTTCCTTCGCTTGCTTTTTGTAAACCTGCCCATATATTTGAAATAATCCCATTAAGTTCAGCACGGTCCACCCCCCTCGCTTTATCGTAGTTTATAAAATCCTGCGGGCTGTAAATCTTTCTGCCTGTTCCATCAGACTTGTTGAACATATGCTTGTCCATGATACTAAACTTACCGTCTGGACCATGGCCAAATATCAACGCAGGATAACCATCCCACTTGATTGTGATAGTCTTAGGATTTTTTGCTGTGTCTTGTATCGCTTTAAGTGCGCGATTGGCTCCGGCAGTACCGTCAAGCACTATCAAGTCTTCAGGGTGGTCTAGATGACCTTTAGCCTCTTGCAATTGTCTTGCGTCGGCTTGTAGTCTTCTTAAGGATTCTCTCACATGTTGAAAGAATTCTGCCTCACTCCTAAAATTCATGATATTAGACTGGTGCTTTTTTGTCTTGAGTCTTACCCATATCACTTTGTGCAAATGCAATCATAGCGATATTCTGTAAGTCTTTAGCGATAGTACCACCCTTATAACTCTTGCCCATGTTGTCAAGAATTTTTTGTATCTGTGGCATCGCCGCAGTCAAGTCGATACCCTTCAAGAAATTCTTCATGAATGTATCGTTAAACCATGTACCTATATATGGCTTACCTGACGCTGCTGGGGCAGCCGGCGCATTTGCTGCTGGGGCAGCCGGCGCATTTGCTGCTGGGGCTGCTGCACCACCTGCTGCCGGTGCCGCTGGGGCTGCTGCCGGTGCGGGTGCCGCGGCTGGTTTCTTTCCAAAGAAGCCCTTGACTTTATCA